GTGCTAGTGAAGTTGACGCTTTTTCACATGAAGTTTTTATAGAGGATGTAGCCTTGGGTAGTAAACTTTTGAGAAAGCTTGATAGATCTTCTTATGATTATAATAGAATAACTATGTTATTGAAAGATTATGAGAGAGTAGCGATACAACATAAGGTTACTATGAGAGCTTTAAGTGGAAGTCGAGTAGAACCAGTAGGTCTTTTGTTGCGTGGTAAACCTGGTACCAAGAAGACCATTGCTTTAAATAGGATTGCCAGATTAGTTACTAGGTTCACACTTCCTAAGATGTGGCAAGAAGAATGGAGAGAAAATCCAGATTCTTTTGTGTATAATATTCCAACGGATAAATTTTGGGATGGTTATACTTACAAAGCTTGGGTCGCTGTAGCTGATGATTTGTTTCAAACACGTGATGTGGCTGGTGATGCAGATTCTGAGGCTTTAAAAGTAATTAAGATGATTAATTCAAATCCTTTTGTACTACAAATGGCTGATGTGTCAGTGAAGAACACTAAGTTTTTTAGATCAGCATTTGTGGTGGCTACTACAAATTTGATGAATTTCAACCAAATAGAAGCCATTAGGGATTGTGGAGCAGTTGCACGTAGATTCCATCTGACGGTTGATGTGACTGTCAACCCAAAATATTCTGCCTTAGAAAAAGATAGTAAAATATTTTTGGAAGAGGATAAGTTTGTCATGGGTAGTGAAATACCTAATGATTATTGGATTTTTACTTGCAACGGTGAAAATATTTCTCTAAGTGAATTAGTAAAAACAATGATAGCTTTCCATGTGGATCATATTAGTGATTACATTGTTAACATCAAGTCGACATATGACTCAGTTGAAAAGTTACATACCGAGTTAGATATTGATGAATATGGTGATTTTGGTGGCGTTTTTATGGAAAGTATGACAGAACCTGGAACACTTTTCAGTAAATTGCGGAATTCAACTAAGATGGTAAATCGACAATCTGGAAAAGATGGAGAATATAAACATCTTAATGATGTATATGATAAGGATTTGGATAAATATTACGGTATGGCAGAGTTAAGGTCACATGATTTAAAAACCGTTGTTCATCCTGGTGCTTTCTATCCAGCATCATGTTATCAGTTACATGCTTCAATGCTGAAGTTTAAACATGATATTCTAAATGATCGATTGGGACAGGCATTACTTTCTTTGAGAGTTGATGTTGTCAGAAAATTTTTTAAAGTTGCAAACCTTACTGAAGTGGGATATGGCAATTTTACTTGTTTTGATGGTATTGGTATTATGTATGACTATTCAGAGATTGATAAGATCATTTATATCGAGGATAGGGAGATTAAAGTAAATATAAATCACATTGCTTCTAGGTACAGAGTGCATACTCAGGTTAGTGATGATGTGTATGAGAATACTCCTTCAGCATATGAAGTCATGTGTTCTTGTTATGAATATATGAAAAATACTTTATCTTCATTAGGTTCCATTGTTAGGAATAATCTTGGAACTTTAACTATACTCGGTGTTGCTGGCTTTGCATTAATAAAAGTGGTACAAAGGATGTTAAAGTACTTTTTCCCTGAGGAACCTTTGGTCAATATTGATTTGGAAGAATTGGAGTCGCATACTCCTTCTCCCGATAGTCCGTTTGCGAAGCCATTGAATACTAAGAAGAGACATGTTCCTAAACAGAAGAAAGGTGATAAGATTAGAGAACAGGGAAATGTTAATTGGGAAGGAAAAGTTGATCAACGGAGAGGATTAAGGCTAAGAACCGCACGAAGGAAAGGCTTGTCTTTGGACGGGTTTGATACTTCAATTTTGGGTAAGATCTCGACAGAAGATGTCGATGTTATTAATCATTCTGATGTGGTTACTAAAGTTTTGAACAAATACTATTTTATAGTATATGTGAGAAATGTTAAAACTGATATCCTTAAGAAAGTTGGCCAAACTTTGAATTTGGTTGGAAACATATTCATTTTGCCTCACCATTTCTTGGATGCTATTGAAGGACATACTTTAGACAATGAAAATGATTTTGAAATTGTCTTAACCACTGTAAATAAGCGAATCATTTATAGGTTCCCTGTAGGGGAATTCTTAGACAGTGGGTATGCTACTGCAAATAGTTTAGATAAAGATTTGGTTTATATGGTATTGAATCATGCACAGATTAATAGTACTGGTGCTATACGTTACATTGTGGATACTCGTGAGTATGATATGATGTCTCGTATGAAATTGGTGCCTACTTGTTTGGTAGGTGTTTCTTTGTCTAATAATGGAAACACTATAACATGTAAGAAGATGGATGCTACGTTTGATTCGACTTCTTACTATGTGAAAGCTGATTCACAAAATGAACCTGGTTATATAATCACTAATACAATCTCTTATAACTCTAATTCGAGTAAAGGTGATTGTGGTTCACTGTTGGTTACAGAACAGAATACTGAAACTGGTAGATGTATTCTTGGCTTACATGTTGCTGGATATGGTGAGAAAGGGGTTTCTTCAACTCTTACTTACAGTGACATATGTTCTGATCTTAAAGATTGTGGACTTGATGGGTGTTATTTACAAGAAGATGGTCTAGAAGATTTGGGTGAGCATCATCCATTATCAATGGAAAGTCAATCTGGAGTATGTCATACTTCAGTTGTACCAGATTCAATGGCTGCACCAAAGCCTTTTAAGTCTGACATTACCAAGAGTGAATTTTATGGCAAGTTGCCTGCTCCTTATGATGACCCAGGAACACTTCCAGCTAAGTTGAAACCATTTTTTGATAAAGATGGTAAATATATTGATCCTTACGCAAATGGTTTGCTAAATTATGGTAAAGATCAAGTGTGTATTTCATCTAGTTTGTGTTCCCAAGCAGCCGGTGACTACTTAGAGACTATAATGGTTTCTACTAGTAATTATAAGTATGACAGAATAATGCCTTTGAAATTGAAGGATGCTTTGCATAGTTTCAGAGGTGTTGGTCCAATAATGTCAAGTACTAGTGCTGGTTGGCCATTGAGTATAGACAAGAAAAATGTCAAGAAAAGGTACTATTCAATTACTTCTACACCGGAAGTTAAAGAACAAGCTTACATTGAAATAGAGTCTGAAGTGAATAGACTTTTAGATATGTATGCTGTAGGTAAACGTCCAGCCTTTTTATATACGGATTGTTTGAAAGATGAGAAAGTTAGTATAGAAAAGTGCCATCTTGGCAAAACTAGAATTTTCTCTGCAAGTCCATTTTATTTGTTAGTTTTATTTAGAATGTACTATGGCGCTTTTATGGATGCGTATATAGGAGCAAATTTGGATGTTGGTTCTGCTATAGGAGTAAATCCTTATGGTGAACAGTGGGGTTATTTGGTACACAAATTGAAAGTACACGGCAGTAATGAAGACGGAGAGATTCTTGTTGGAGCTGGTGATTATAGTAAATTTGATGGACATGAACAACCCTATTTGCTTAATTTGGTGTATAGGATAATTTCGGATTGGTATGGGTACAAAAATATTCATGCCTCTATGGTTAGAAAATATTTGTGGGCTGAGATAACCAATTCTAGACACATACATGGAAAAGATGTGTATGAATGGTTTTCATCAATGCCTTCTGGTAATCCTTTGACTTCCATTATAAATACGATGTATAATAATTTGGCTTTTAGAGTAGCATGGATGTTTGCAGGTAATGAAATTGGTGATTTTCATGAAAATGTATATATAGCTGCTTTAGGAGATGATAATATTTTCTCTGTTTCTAAGAAATTTAGAGAAAATTTTAATGAGTTAAAAATGCCAGAGCTCATGAGGAAAGTAGGGATGGTTTATACTACTGAACTCAAAGATACTGCAAAGCGTGCTTTTAGACCAATTCAGGAAGTAGAATTTTTGAAGAGGTCTTTTGTAAGAGATTCTTTTAAGAATAGGTGGATTGCTCCATTGAGGTTTTCAGCGATAATAGAAATATTGAACTGGACTAAGAAAGGAGAGAAAAGGCATGAAATTGCAGTGGATAATGCAGGTTTGGTTCTTAGAGAGATAAGTTTGCATGGAAAACAGACTTATGATGAGTGGTATTGTGTCATAGACCATTTACTCAAGGAACATTACAAAGGTGCAAAACCAAAAGGTATGTTTTCTAGTGACTTTAAGGAAGTTTATTCTTCTGTGCTAGATACTACAAATTTCACTCTTTAGTAGTGAAATAACCCACTTATGGGTTAAATAGGCAGACATTAACTGTAAATGGAAGTCTCTACTTCTAAAATAGGGCGTCGTAAAATGGACGTTAACAATTTATTGGGATAGCCACCCATTTTTAAAATTATGAAAAGTACAACTATAAGAAATAACGTTTGT